ATCTGTCAGCATGTCGTCAAGCCGGGACTTGTCAGATACACCGGGGACCCCGGAATAACTCCTTTGTATCATGCAGAAACAACGGTGTCAACAAGCTTGTTTGACTTTTTCAAATTTTCGTCTTGCGTGACAACATCCAGGTTCCAAGGCACGTGCAACCCGCAAACGTTTTCGCCCTGAAGCGGTACGATGTGATCCACGGCATAGCGCACTCCGGTGCGGCGACTCATCTCGATTGCCAGGCGGTACTTCATGCGGATTTCCATTTTTTGCTCCGCCGTCAGCCATGCGGGAGTGGCCTGACGAAAGCGCCGTCTACGCAAGCTCACCAGCTCTTTGTACAAGTCGGGGTTGGCGGCTTTGTAGCGCTGCTTTGCGGCCGCCTTTTCTACGGAAGGACGCGAAAAAGCTTTTTCAATGACCTGCTGTCGGTTCTTCTCGTAGTACAGCTTCTTTGCCTTTTGCCCCGCTTCCGACTGGTTGTACGACCGGAAATATTCAGCGCGGGTTTGGTTTGCTTTCTCCCACTCGACCTTTAGACAATCCACGCACGCGCCTTTGGTTTTGCGCGGGGCAACGTGGCCATGTTTGCAAGGCTCTCCTGTGAAGTAGTACTTGGCGCCGGTGGCTTTGGCTTCAGCGCGGGTTTTGGGGAGGTTCGTGGTATCCATGTGCAACTCCAGTTTTGACACAGGAAATATAGCACAAAAAGAAAGGGGGCCGAAGCCCCCTTCATATTAAACCCAAAGGTTTAATCAGGACGAACCAGAAGAGCCCCAGATGCCTAGCGGATCACTCCAGCCAAACGAATAACGCTCGCGGGCTTTGTAACGGACGTTGCCCGTGTCAAAGTCCCCGTCCATGGAATTTGCCAGAGGCATACGCTCGAAGTGCTTCAGACCGTTGGGCACGTCCGTGGTCAGGAACCACGCATTGGTGTCGGTCAAGAAGTGGTTGACGGTGTAGCCTTCAGGAATGGCGCCCATCTGCTTCAACGCGTTGATGTCGTTGTCAGCGGTAGACACACGCAGTTCGGTGTCCAGCAGACGCTTGGCAACGAACATCAGGTTGGGCGGAATGACCAACTTGCGCGGCTTGGCGGCGATCAACAAACCACGTTCATCGGTCCACGCTGCGATTTGAATCACGGCGTTTTCCAAGGCGGTTTCGTTCAGGTCCACACCGGTGGTGGGGCTGTTGTAGTTGACGCTGCCAGACACCAGGGGGTGGCCAACGCGGGTACCCGAGCTGTTGTTACCGAACAGGGACACGCCATCACCGCCAGCATAGCCGCCGTTGAAGCCGTTGTTCAGAACAGCAGCTGCCTTCACCTGCTTGGTGTAGGACATTGCACGGGCCAGAGCCTTGGTGTAACGAGCAGACAGGCTGTCGTACAGGTTGTCTTCAATCGCTTCTTCAGTGATCGAGAAACCCAGGGCGATGGTCTCGTGGGTGTACCGAGCGGTGAACGCTTCCTGTGCGTTGTCGTAAGCGATGGCAGAGCCTTCGTTCTTGACAGGCGCAGCGGAGAAGCCAGCCAGCTTGGTTTCTTCTTCAAAGCTACGCTCCGATTTCTCGGTTTCGTAGATTTCCTTGTGCTCTTCGCCGTAGCGTGCATATTCCATGCCGAACAGAGCGTTCAGGCCGGGGAGCAGTTCTTTGAGCAGTTGTGCGCGTGAAATAGCCATGGTTTACTCCTTATCAGACGCCAGTGGTGTTGTTGTACTGATGGAGGTTGATCTTCACGATGAACTCGTAGTAGTAGGTCGTACCACCAGAGACATAAGAAGTATCAGGCACCACATCAACGACGCGGATGGGGTATGCAGAGGTGGTGGACGAAGCACCATCAATGCCATAGTACGAGTCACCGGTTGCAGTCGAGCCGACTTGAGCAACGATGGCCACGTTGGAACCCACCAAAGCACGGGTGTAACCAGTCGGGGTCGTGGTGTCGCCGTTGGCGGCCACAACTTTGAAGGTTGCATTGGGATCATCCACAACGTACGCATAGGCCGGGGCCGAAGCGGTCGAAGCAGCAGCAGGGTAGTACTGACCCTGAACGGTTTGGCCGTTCGAGTTCACGTACTGGCAACCAACCAAAACGCCGACGGAATCGCCGGAAGTCGTGGTGGTCTTGGCCACGAGGAAACCCGTGGTGTTAATGACGACGGTGTCGCCATTCAGAATTGCAGTAGCGTAGCTGGCTGCAATGGGGATCAGACGAGTCTGACCGGCGTAGGGCAGGCCATCCAGTCGCTGGATGGGCTTAAAGCCGTACGTCTTATCGACGGTAGGATATGCCATGGATTACTCCTTGTTACTTTGAACCTGAACCAAAACCCCCACCGCGCGTCGTAGACGTTTTCTTGTCCGAGAACAGCGGCATGCGAGGATCATTGTTTCGCAAAAAGTGGTTGTCCACTGAATCCATCTGGCCTTGCGCTTGGCGATTGAAGTACTCCTGGCGTGAGCGGAAGAGGTCGGAGGGCATCTTGCAGAGCATGAGACCGCCGATTTCAACGTTGCCAGTTTTTTCATTCCCCAGGAGCATCAGCTCAGGATGGTCTTCTGCTTTCACCGGCACCCAACCTTCGCGCAGCTTTTGCGACACGTTGGTCGGATTCGCTTGTCCCAGAATGGCTGTGGCTACCCAGTGGTAGACCCATCCCGGCTCAGGCGTCGGATCAGGCAGATTGCTCGGCGGCACATAGACTGCACGAGCGGTTTTTTCGCGTGACTTCAGGTCACGGGGGTTACGATCTTGGGTATCAACCATTTTGGGCCTCCAGTTTCAAAACTTCCTGTGCATACTTTTGCGGATCAAGGTTAAAGCGTTTCACCAACGCGGCTTGCGAGGGTGTCAACTCAACCTTACGCTTACCAGTCGAGCGGCTGGCAGGCGCCACAACAGAAGCAGGTTTTCGAGCCGGTGTCCCAGTAGACCGTGGCTTTGAGTCTTCGCCTCCAAAAACTTCTGGAAACGTGGACTTAACGCGAGCATCCAACTGCTCGAAGTACTCATCAGAGCGGGGATCCACCCCGTTTGTCACTAGCTTTTGGTGCAGTCCTAGTGCAAAACTGGTAATTTCCTCAAACCCTTGGGCGCCGAACCACTGGTTTTTTGCCTGCCAGCGCAGTGTCTTTTCGTCGACTTGAGCCCGTTGGGGTTGGGGTTGTTGTATTTGTACCGGAGTTTCTTGCTCTTGTAAAGGGGCAACGCGAATATTTTTTGCATTTCGCACTTCCCATGTGGCTTCGGCCAGCGCTTCTTGGGCGGCAACAATCGCATCCGTGTCGAATGCTTCTTGTGCAGCCTTCAAATCCCGCCGTGCTTTGTCCAGTCGGGTCTCCGCCGCCGTGGTCAGCATCTGGTTGTACTGCTGCGCACCGGTGTTCAGAGTCGCCTTGAGGCGCTTGTTCTCCTCCACCATGGCCAAGGCCAGTCGCTCAAGCTCCGCTTTTTCACGGGCAATCGCTTCTTTGGCACGGCGCTCGTCGTGGCGTGCGTGGGTCAGCTCCTTCAGGCGCTTCTTGACGCCCTCGGTGTACGTGTCCAGCTCGTCGTCCGTGGGGTCAGCCACAGCGCGGTCCAGGGGTTTGCGCCCTCTGTCTTTCTCAGGAGTGTCATCAACGATCTCGATCTCAACATCGTCTGCGGAGACACTGATCTCAATGTCTTGCTCACCCCCACCCTTGTCGTCCTGTTCGTCTGGGAACTTAAAGTCACCCGTTGCCATAGTTGCTCCTTAAATGCGCGTGATGCCACGCGGGTCGTCTACCACTGCATCCACCTGGTCATCGTTGATCAGGCGGAACTCTTTGCCAAAAATCTTGAAGCGGGTACCGGAGTACGTACGCACCAGGATAAAGTCGCCCTCTTTACACCAGGCTCCCGTGGGGAACTTGTTGGTGTCTTTGTAGGCATCGGGGCCGACTTTCAAGACGAACAGCACGGTTGTCGCGTGTTCTTCTTGTTTGAGAATGGACGTGGGTTTCACCAGGTCCAAGTCAGTGCCGTCGAGTCGCTCGGAGACGTCGGGCACGATACACAGTAGCTTCCAACCTGTGGGAGCAGGCAAACTTGTCGCCTTCTCTTCTGGAGCTGCGTCCTGGGACGGCGTCTCCTTGGGTTGAATCGTGGGGGGCAGGCTGATGCCTGGAGGCAGAATGATCTCACTCATCTGATTTTTCAACTTTCTCTGCAAGGTCGAGGAGGTGACGCTCTGCGGTGGCCAGACCCTGGATGACTCCGCAAAGTTTTTGGTATTCGTCGTAAGTGCGACACGCTCCACCGGCGAGGTCGTCGGCGTAGTTGTTCATGTCGGTGCGTATCTTCTCGCGCAGTACGCGTGCGAATTCAGTGATCATTTAGCAGGCTTCTCCTTCTTGGTGGGTTGCTCTTGTTGCATGCGAATCTTCTGCGCGTGCGCTTGCGCGTTTTGCTGCATCTTCAGTGCGTGCTCTTGTGCCGTCATGGCCAGCTTGGCGCGTTGCGCGGCCGTGTCCTGTTGTTGCTTTGCCATGCGGGCCTGCAAGTCTTGCTGCTGGCGCTGGGCGTTTGCTTGCAGTTCTTGTTGCTGGCGCATAGCGTTGGCTTGCATTTCTTGCTGTGCCTTGGCAGCGGCAAGCTGGGGGTCTTCGCCTTGACGGGCAGCCAGTTCTTGTGCTTTGAGTTGCAGCTCTTGCTGTTTCATAGCCAGCTCGCCCTGGACCTTCTGCGCCTTGATCTCCAAGTCTTTCTGCTGGAGCATGAGCACGGGGTCTTGTGCTTGCTGCTGCGCTTGCTGCTGGGCAGCTTGCGCCTGGCTTTGCTGGAGAACTTGCTGTGCGGCCTGGGCCATCATGGCTGAGAGCTGGGTCTCGATCTCCGGTGGCAGCTTCTCGTCTTCCGGGGGCAGGGGCATACCGAGCTGCTGCTCGATCTTTTGGCGGTAGGCAAACCCCACGTGCTCGGACACGTGCGCCATCATGGCGGCTTGAATCTGCTGTGCTCGGGGGTTCTGTCCCACCAGCTGCATGATGACCGGGTCTTGGGTAGCCGCCATGTGCACCTTGATGTGTGCCTCGTGGTCTTGGTAGAAGAACGCCTTGACCGGCTCGCCCTTGAGGATGCTTTGGTTCTCGGTGACCGGGTCGCGCGGCTTCTGGTCATCCGGCAGCGGTA